CAATTACTGGTCGCAAGACATACCGGTGTCATCGCTTACAACGCTCTCATGCGTTGTAGTGGTGACCTCTTTACTGGTTCAGGTAATTGCTTAACCGTCGGCGCGCTCTTATACCCATTTATGGGAAAGAACTGTACGATCTTTTGTGATGGCGATGACACATTGATTTTCTTAAACAGAAGAAGCGACTACGAATTAATTAAAGAACACTTATGGAATCGTGGCTACGAACTGGGCCCTCCAGAANTTATCTCTACTACTGGGAACAACTGGGCGATTCCTTTTTGCCAGATGGTGTATTGTGAAACTTATTACACACGTGATCTGGACCGTATGTTGAACAAATGTGGCAACCTTTCAGGTTCCAATTTTGATGCCATTGCTAAAACAATATTAGGTAAAATACAAAGCTTTCCTTTACTCTCTGCTCATGGTATTACATTCGATTATGACCTAGGTAAATACGTTAATGGTTTGGATGATAGTTATGAAACCGATTATAAGAAGATGCTCATTGAAAACATGGAACACTACAGACCAATAGATCCTCGTTTTATTAGACTTACTGATGATAAATCTTTGATAGCCAGAATAGCCCGTGAATTTGAAGACAATAAGATTAGAATATTTATGACGAAAATAGACAATAGACCAAAACTGTTGAAGAAATTGATTAAGAAGGTGTTAATTGCTGAATTTAACAAGCAGATCAACAGGACCGAATATGATGAAGAAATTACTACTCGCATCAGTAACTATATAGAAGCACATCCTGATGAAGCACTTAATCCAGTATTACAAGATTGCTACCGTAACATGGTCAAGAATCAACACAGATTTGAGATTATCGATCCAATTTTACCGCAATGAATTACATTAAATTTCTTTGGTAAAAATTTTGTATTATTTAAAATGTCATCCACTGCACTAATTAAAGCTGCTTCAACAGCAGTTTCCAACAAACTTATTCAACGAGCCGCCGCACAAGCTGTTAAAACCGCAGCCCCTAGTATAGCCAAGGCCGCAGTTGCCGCTGCAACCACT